AAGTCTTCTCGGCCACCCGATTGAGTGCCGTTGTATCCTCTTTCTAAAAGAAGTGCCATAATATAATATCCCCCTAATATTTTGGACTATATGTAGTCCGATTCTAATATTGTCGCTAAAGAATCCACCGAATTTTCAGAACCGAAGTTTTTTCTCGCAGAAACTGAACGGGCTTTAGATGCGCTCGATGTGGCCGGGGCCGCAGCCGGGGCGGCGGGTTGTTCGGGAGCCTTCTTAACTTCCTTCTTCGCCGCTGCCTTTTGTGGCGGGTTGTTCACCATCTCCCGGTAGGCTTGTAGCCCTAACTGGAAAACACTTACGTCGGCTTTCCATGTCGGATGATTGCGAATGTCTGGCCTGTTACGGAGGATTTCCATAGCCTCTTGATAGCCCTCGGAACTCCTATCCTTCCAGTATGGGAACACTTGCTCTACTTGCTGCGCTACCGCAGCCTCTTCCTTCAAGTATTCCAGCCGGTTCGGTAAGTGCTTTTTAATGGATTTGCGGGCATTCTTTTTAATTCCCCGAATTTCCTCGGCACTATATTCGACTTCGTCGCCCTTTGAGTTTTTAACCACCGCGCCATCCGCATTATCCTCACACCATTCAAGCACTTCTTCGGCTTGATCCATTTCTCGCTCAACTTCCTGAGTCGATTTCAAACGGCTATATGGGTTCCCATCAACGGGCGGCAACGATGGAAGTTCCTCCTTGGCGTCCAATTCAGTGCGTAAAGTCCGAATCTCGGCTTCCAGTGTGTCAACCCTGCCTTCTGCCTCGCGCCTTTTTGCCGTGAGCTTGTCGATCCTCTTGAACAAACCCTTGTTGGCCTTGTCCTTTTCGGATTGCTCATCGGTTTCTAAAGCCGGTTCAGCTTCCGCAGTTTCTTCTTCAGTCTGAGAAAGAGCTTCTTCTTCAGCTTTAGCCTCATCCTCTGGCGGGTCACTCGACTCACCTTCATCGGGAGGCTGTTCGCCTTTAGCTTTTTCCTCGTCTTCCGAGGCCGGGGCTTCTGCCGGTTCGCGCTCCAACAGCATTTCCAGTTGGCCCGCTAATCCGTCAGCGTCCAATAGTTCGCCAACATTTGTTGTGACTTCCGTTTGTGCCGCGTCACTCACGGCTTCGATCCCCTTATCGCTCATGCTTTTTTGTAGCCCGCAAGTTTGGCTGGCAGCATTTTTTGGGAATGCAGAAACCCGTCCTTCTTAAACGCCTATAAGGTTGGGGTTGCAAAAAGAAGTTAGGTTGGAGGGTTGGTTTGGGTGGGTTTGGGAGGGTTCGGGTGGGTTTTTGAAAATGCTTTTAGTGAAAAGAAAAAGCCGCCCACCCCATTATAGGATGAGCGGCCACTACTACTATGGACTATGCGTTATACCGACATATCAGTTAAGTTTCGAGACTGCACTCTCCCTTAACTCAACCAAATGATTCTTAAAATCCAGCAACGCATCGGCGCGGCCCGCTTGATGAACTCTCGCCTCACCAACCGTGTCTGCGCTAACCGCCGTGACCATCTCCACATCGATGGCGGCGTCCAGATTGTCCAGCAAGGATTCCCAAAGCGGATTCTCGCCCTGCCACTGGAACGCTGTTAGATTTTGCATCATGTTACTTGACTCACTCCAATGCGCCCAATTTGCGCGTTCTGCTGTTGCATCAATGACATTTGCAGATTCTTTGTGTAGTTCTCGAACAGTTGCCTAAACAGTTCGTCGCCTTCCAGCGCGGCTTGCGCCTTCGGGTTGCGCCCCACAATCTCCTGTGCATATTGCATCTTGCTCTGCGCCGCCGGGTCGTTCTCCGTATAGGTGGCCTCATTGCCCAACATCATCTGGCCAATCTGCCCCTTAACGTCCTCGTACATCTTCTGCGAAGCCGGGGCTTGGTCGATGATAAGTTCCTCCGCAATGTCGGGACTAATCGCCCTCGTAATCATGCCTATCAACTTGTTCCGATCCAGCACTCCAGATACGTCCTGTGGCACAACGTACTGTGCGATGTTTGAGAGTTTGCTCTCCACATATTCCGTGTCCAGTTCCCGCACATCGTATTTCAACACAAAATCAAATTGGTACATATCTGATTCTGGAACAATGTTGGTTCCAGTGATGCGGGAGATTTCTTCGGGCGACAAATACTGCAAACTCAACTGGAACATTTGCTGATATGCCTCTGTCCACACTGTTAACCAGTTATTCACAAGTCGTTGCTGCTTTATCTGCGTCTGCACGGGCGGCACTGATTGATTCGCCCTGCCGAAATATTCGTCGGCCTGACGCGACACGGCTTCAATCAAGTTGAACGCTGTGCTGGGTTGCCGCGCCGGGGGGCGCATGAACTCGTAGTCTCCAGCCTTCATCACCGGCAACTGCACCGCCGGGCCAACCTTGTTCGCCAACCCAAGCCGCTTGTTCACCATGATGGGCGGAAGCGTTTCAAAACTCGTCGAGTCGTATATCGAATCTCGTTGAGTCTTGATTTCGTCCTGCCAAGTTCGGCAGATTTCTGGCACTCCACGGCTCTCCGTGATGCGGCGTTTGAGTTTTTCCCGGCGATATTCCACGAATGGATAGCGGCAATGCACATAATCCAGTAGTTCATGCTTCGCGTGGATGTCCTCGCCGCCCTCGCCAGTTTGGGCTATCGGACTGAATATCGTGTAATAAATGCCCGGTATGTTGTTGTCATCCAGTTGGCGACTATACGCATACACCACTTCGATTAGGTTGTCCTGCCGGTCAATGTGGCTACTGGTCAGGTCGCTCAACTGCACGGTGAAGTCGTGGAACTCTGTCGAGCGGCCCGCCGTCTTCACTGCGGCCTCTACCCAATCTTCGCTCCAGCCCTCGTCCACAACCTTGGCCCGCAACTCCACCTCCGTCATAAACAACCGGCGGAAGATCACTCGCGCCGATTGCAAATCAACCGTTTCGGGCGGCAGACTGATTTCCTCCCACGGCTTTAACGCTACAACTGCCGGTTGGTTCACCGCCAAGTATGCCTGTGGAAGAATTGTTTCTCCCGTGTCGCGCAGTTCCTTAACCGCTTTCCGCGCCTTGCGTTTTCCGAGGCCGGGGAATTGCGCTTGCAAAATCTCCACCACGGCAGTCTCCGACTCTGGATCGTTTATCATGTCGGGCAAGGCTTCCAGTTCGCCCCCCACTTGCTGCGCCAAGGCTATAACTTCATCCATTGTCACCTTACGCCCCTTCACCGCACTTTTCTGCTCCCACCCAACAAACAAAGCACTCCACCCATATTGCTGCCCGTATTGGGCGAGTAGTTCGGCCTCGCGGTTTAGTGTGTGGTAGAGTTTGGTGTCGCGCTGCCACCGCATCATATTACTCGCCACTCCAGCCGCTTGAGAGTCCCCAATCTCGGTTCCCCCAATCTTTAGTGTGGCCCGGCTAAACGAAGTGGTTAACACATCCACCGTGTCGTTTATAATCTGGTCGGCCAACGGTATGCGGGTGTCGCTCGCGCCCTCCCAAGGGAAAGCATCTTTGCCCTCTGGTAAGCTCTCGCTGTGCTTGCGCCCGTCCGTGGTTTGCCCCGTCCAGCGTGTGAATCTAATGTTGTCCACATCAGATATTTTATCCAGCGATTCCCCGTCGTGTAGGCTGCGGCTATATTCCGCCGCCAATTCCCGCACATCTGGTGTGTCCGCTGCCTTCGCTAATTTATCTACTGTCTCCATCTTTCTTTTCCCCCTTTAAGTGTTTAATTAAGTCATCCCTATAATACCGTCGTTGGTTCCCCACTGTTCGGTAAATTCGTAGCGCATTTAGTTTTGCAAGTTTCGCAAGCTGCTTCTGGCTCAACCCGGTAACTGCCGCCGCCTCATCGGGCCTCACCAACACTGGTAGTTCAAACAACCTCATCAGTATGTTCCCACCGCCGATCCAGCGAAGGTTTTGTCATTCACGAAAATTGGCTCCATCACGGCCAAATATCGAAGGGTGTCTATGCAATCCTTACTCGCACCCTTCTCCCCGTCGCGCCCCGTCCACTCTTGCAAACTATATATTAGGTTGCCGCAGTCCTTGCTTATATAGAGGCTCGGCTCATTAACCGCCGTGACGGGTTCGCCTTGATCGTAGTTTAACCAATCATTTACAATGGTGAGTCCGTTGGCCACCGAGATTCCAGCGGCTTGCTCAAAATACATGGGGTCTTCGCCTTCCCCCAATAAATCAATAATGCTTGTGCCGCCCTCGCGGCCCGCTGCTTGGCTGGCTCCAGCGCGAGGATCTATATATCGCACCTCGATGTCCTCGCCCTGCTCCAAGTCGGCAATGATTTCCTTCACTTCTGGAAGCCCGCGTCCAGCACCCACGCTCTGCGCCGGGCCGGGCGCACCATCGGCCTTATCCCCCGGCACGGCCCACTCCCCATATTCGTCTAAATTGGGCCACTCCCTATAAATGTATTTGCGCCCTCGATCATCCACCCTCAACCAAAGTACAAACCAGTTCCGATTCCACGCGGGATCGACTGCCATGTAGTTCGTGCCTTCCGCTGGAATCTTGTCGGCATCCAATGTGTGCGACTCGCAGAATTTCGGAAATTGGTTTCCAGCGAGATTTTCCGCATACCCATACGCCCGCAACTTAATCTGTATGCTGTTCTCTCCGTTGAGGGTTTTCTTCATTTCCTCATACGGATTGTATGGATTCATGTCGGTGAAGAACCACATCAACCTCGCGGCGGCGCGGCGACATTGAGCCGTGTATGGCATGGTTCCAGCCGGGCAACCGGGGACGTTCACTGTGCCGGGTAGAAGTGGACTAGGCCGCGCCTCCAGCACCCGATACCCCGATATGTATTCCTTCACCGTGGGGGTGTAGCCTTCCACGGGGGTGAATGTGATTAGTAGCCTTCCAGAGAGGTCGTGGCTGGAAGCCCGCGTCACCAACCGAAACCTCAACGTCTCAATCCACGGCAGCGGCACAAGCTCATCACACCAAATCATGTCCACCTCTCCACCCTCAATCACCCGCATCTCCTGCGAATAATTCATAAACCAACACTGCGATCCGTTTGGGAGGACGAAGGTGTTTTCGGTGAAGCCATTTTTCTGGCTGAAACTTACATTTTGTACGCGGCCCTTCTTAATGTTCTTCCACTCGGTCGGTATGTATTTGTAAACGAGTTGTTGCTGATCTCGGATACTGGATTGAGCGGTCATCCCAAGCACCCACACTTTCGCGCCCTTCTTGGCAGTCATCATCTGCACTATGCGCTTGGCCGCGAACTCGGACTTTCCAGCCCGGTTGCCCCCTTGGATCAGTAATTCGCCCGCGCCCTTCCAGAGTTCGTCTGCGTCTTTCCAGTTGGGGGGTTCAAATCCGTAGCGGTAGGGGTCTTCTTTTTCCAGTTGGATTAGTTGCTCGCGCTGCTCCAAGGCGCGGGCCAGTTCGTCCAACCCCTCATCCCCGCGATCCGCAAACTCCTGCATACGCGCCTTTGAAGGCACGACAAGTACGGGGTGCGGTGTGGGGGTGAATGACATTTATTTCCAGCTTGGCCGATTCTGCATCGCCGCGATAAGCACGGCTTCACCTAATGTCCGAGTTCCACCATTAACTTCTATTAGTGTGGTTTCTTTAAGTGCGCCCAATGGCAACGCAAATGGCGGCTGCTCCGCTTCGATCAGTTTCCAGAAATCCAAACGCTCAACCACCGCTTTTAATGGTTCCGTGTACAGAAACCACTCCCCTCGGTGGCGCAACGGCCCGAATAACCGGTGGAACGAACGCTCCAGTTCCACGCCCCCCTCTAAACAACCCACCAAAGTCAACTGCCGAGAGTTTCCGACTTGCATCTCAGAAATCCGCGATGCGGGGGTTTTAGACCGCCCAATCTTTAAATACTCAAGTCCGCCCGGCGTTTCCTCGGTAACAAAATACACAAACTCCGCACCCTTTGTATTCGTGCGACTCATCGACTCTATTTCCAAACCTTCCGATTCAACAACATCCCAATCATGCCGTAATTAGCTACGTCTTGGTAGGTGTCTGCG